TAATATTGCTTAACAGGAGTTTTTAAAAATTTATGGCATCAAGTTATTCAACAGATCTTAAACTCGAACTTATGGTCACTGGCGAAAACGCTGGTACATGGGGTGATAAAACAAATACAAATTTAAACTTAGTTCAACAGTCTATTGTAGGTTATCAAGAAATAGATGTTGCATCAGCAGATGTAACTTTAACTATGGATGATGCTGCAATTTCAAATGCAAGAAACATGACTTTAAAGTTTACAGGAACGCTTGCAGCAAACAGAACAGTAAATTTTCCAACAGGAATAGAAAAGTTTTTCAATGTTATTGATGGCACAGACCATGCAGGAAACACATTAACTTTTAAAGTAACTTCTCAAACAGGATTTTTATTATGCGAGGGTCACTCCTATATTTGTCATGCAAATGGAACAGACATCGTAAAAGATTTAGAATTTAAAAAATGGAGAGCAATTTCATCTGCAGAAACTGTACAAGCAGGAGCTCAAATTTTAGCAGATACATCTGGAGGAACTTTAACCATTACTTTACCAGCATCCCCAGCAACAGGTGATGAAGTAACTTTTGTTGATTCAAAATATACTTTTGATACTAATGCCTTTACAGTAGGTCGAAACGGATCTAATATAACAAACTCAGCAGCTGATTTAACGGTTAGTACAGAAGGAGCTGGATTTACTTTAGTGTATTCTGGTGACGCAACAGTTGGCTGGACATACAAGGATAAATAATTATGGCAAATTACGAAGCAACTAGATATGATTTTGATGGAGCAAACCTTACGGGTATCGAAGGTATTCCTACAGGAACAATCACTCCTTGGTCTCAATCATCTGCACCGACAGGATTTTTAGAATGTGATGGCTCAGCAGTTAGTCAGGCTACTTATGCTGCATTATTTGCAGTCATAGGAACAACTTACGGTGATCCTGGAGGAGGAAACTTTAATCTTCCTGATTTAACAGATAAAGTTGCAGTTCATAAATCAAATAATAAAAATTTTGCAAGTTCAGGAGGAACAAACACAGTAACTCCAACTGGAAACGTGGCAGGATCAACAGCAAATGCTACTTTATCGGAAGCTCAGTTGGCTTCGCATAGACACCCATTACGTTTTTTTTCAGGACCAGGACAACCTAGTGATATTAGATTTACACCTACCACGCAAATAGATAATGTTGGTCCAAGAAGTCTAAATGACCAACTAGTTGGAGATACTGGTTCAGGCCAAGGTCACTCACACAATATGTCTGCTAACTTTGCTGGAGATGCTAATTCAGTATTACAACCGTATTTAACATTAATATATATAATTAAAACATAAGGTATAAACATGGCAACAAATTCAAATTGGACTGTAGTTTTTGATGATAAAGTAATTATCAAACAAAAAGGAGATGCGGCAGGGACAAGTTATAAAATTAATGACAATGCTTTTTGGTCTCAATCTAAATTTTCTAATATTTGGGCAATTCAACACGGTGCGTCTGTTGCTACAGATGAAGTAGAATATAGAGACAACACTCCACATAGTACTTATACAGATGCTAATTTAGGTGATTTTAATGATTTTATAAACAGGTGGGATGCTGCGCATTTAACTCGATTGCAATTTGATTGGGACACCAACAATGTAGATGGTGAAACACCTGAACAAAAAATTGCAAGATTGGGTGTTAGACCTAATTCTTATTCCTCTTTCTAGACAATTTATTATATTTTGATATAAGTGTTTATGACAGTAAAGTCATAATATAATTATATGTTAGATATAACACAGCTTATATATCGAAAAGAAAAATTAATTACAAAAAATCAATGTGCTTATTTTATAGATTTTTTTGAAAAACATATTGATAAATCTACTAAGGAATTTAGCACCAAATATATATTAGATAAAAAAATAAAAGAAGAAGAAGATAATTTTTTATGTTTAAATTTATCTAAATTTTGTAACGAACCTGGTTTTAAACAAGTTTTAGATATATCACTTTCTTTAATTAATATTATGGTATTAAACTATACTCAATTTTTAAAAATAAATATAACTCCTGTTATAGAATCAGGTTATATGGAACAAACAAATAATGTAAGAATTATGAGATATAAAGAAGGGCAGGAAATTAAAGACCATTTAGATATAGGTACTACAAATACAAGGGCTTCTTGCACAATAAATTTAAACTCAAATTATGAAGGAGGAGAATTTTCTTTTTTTTCTGGTAAACATTTATTAAATTTAAAAGAGGGTGAGGGAATAATTTTTCCTGCTGAACAAATTTGGATTCATGGAGTTCGCCCTGTTACTAAAGGTACTAGATATGCCATCAATTGTTTTTTATTTCCTAATTAATTTAATGAAATTAGTATATAAATTAGAAGATAAACTGTTTTGGATACATAATTTTCTTCCCAACCACGAATATAAACGTATCCATAATGAAATATTTAAAGAACGTAAAAAATTAAATTATCAGAACTCAAGTAAAACATGGCAAAAATCATTGACTAATAATTTAACACCACCTAGTAGATTAGATATAGATCCTAGTTATTTTAACTTTTATAAAACATTACTTTTGCATCAACCTTTTATAAAAATAAATAATAAAAATATAAATTTTATTATACATGGAATGAGTAACAATTCAGGAATTAATTGGCATGATGATGGTCATATTGGTTATGGTGTTACATATTACATAAACAAAAGATGGAATCTTAATTGGGGTGGAGAATTTATGTTTAAACATAATGGAAATCATGGTTATATACCTGTGGTAGGTAACTCATTAGTAATAATAAAAACACCAATGCTTCACAAAGTAAATACTGTTCTTAGTCCAATAATATCTAGACTTTCAATACAATCTTTTATTAAATAAAAAATATGAATGAAATAATAAAAAAAAGACATGTAGAAATTAAAGATCACATTGGAATTTATGATGGGTACATTCCTAGTATAGAATGTGATAAAGCAATTCAATTTTTTGAAAAACAAAATGCTTTAAACAAAGCTTATGATAGAATGCAATCTGAAAATGCTAATTTAAATTTTAAAAATGATAAAGCAATTACATTAAATGAACACATAAATACTTGGTTTGAAGAATTTAAACCATTATTAGTAAATTTTGATATGGCACTAAGACATTATCAAGATGTAACAGGTGTATTAAGTGCTTATGGTATACAGGGATTTAAATATACAAATTTTAAAATTCAAAAAACATTACCTACTCAAGGGTATCATGTTTGGCATTTAGAACATGGAGCTGGAAGAGACAATTCACAAAGAGCATTAGTGCTTACTATTTATTTAAACGATGTTGAAGAAGGAGGGGAAACAGAATTTCTTCATCAATCTATTCGTGCAAAACCTATTAAGGGAAGGTGCGTTATTTGGCCAGCTGCATTTCCTTATGTACATAGAGGCAATCCTCCATTAAAAGGGGAAAAATATATTATGACTTCTTGGCTGATGTTGCCAGATTAATTTTTTTACTTACTTCCCAATTTGGGTTTTCTCTAATATTTACAATTAAATTGTATCTAGTAGAATCATCGGTTACTTCGGGAACCCCGTGTAAAATATTTGGCTCAAATATATAATACGAACCTACTTGCGGTTTAATAGTTATTTTTAATTCTGGTACAAGTAAAGGATTTCCCTCTGTTAAATATAAAATTATATGATAACACGGATGCGTATGCATCTTTACATGTTCTCCTTTTACTAATTCATTTCCCCATGCTTGTATATCGGGTTTATTTGTATACCATTTTTCTTTAGTAAAAATAGGATTTATGTTTTGATGTTTTTTTATTATGTAATTTAAAAACCTTTCAAATTCTGGTGTATTATTAAAAAATGTCCATTCAGTCATTCCACCTTTAACATTTGTTTCTCCTCTATCTTTAATGTTTGTTTTAATCATAGTAGTCATATTCATTATATCTACTGTGTTATCGTACACACCATGAGATATTTGAGTGGTTTTAGGATAAGTTATTATAGTGCTGTATGTAAAATTTTCTTCGTTTTTAATAGGATCTATAATAATCATAGGTATCTCTTTATTATATTTCTGCGTTGTACTTTAACAGAGAGGCTTTAATAATCAACCTATTTTAATATAAACAATAATAAGTTATAATACCTAAATGCCTTTAAACTTAATTAGTATAAGACCAGGATATAATAAGCAAATAACAGATACTGCAGCAGAAGGGCAGTATGTGGATGGTGATTTTGTGCGTTTTCGTTCAGGTTTACCAGAAAAAATAGGTGGTTGGGAAAAAATTACCTCTAATACTTTATGTGGGGTAGTTAGGGCTCAACACCAATGGACAGATTTAGATGGTAGAGTTTATGCTTGTCTTGCATCTTTACGAACTTTAAATATTTATTACCAAGGTGCTTTTTATGATATTACACCATTAGAGACAGCTCAAACAGGAGCAACTTTTGATACAACTAATGGCTCAGCTATAGTAACTGTTAATCTAACAGGACACTTATTACAACAGGGAGATTTATTTACCTTTACTTCGGTGACACCACCAACAGGTGCAGGATATACTTCAGGAAACTTTGAAGACCAAACATTTGAAGTTACTTCTAGAGTGAATGCAAATCAATTTAGAATTACCATGGCAGCAAATGCGACAGCTGATAATACGGCTGATGGCGCAGCCACGATTAATCGATATGTAATAGTTGGTCCTATTGGTCAATCGCAAGGTTATGGATGGGGAACAGATCTATGGGGTGGTGAAAGTAGCTTACAAACTAATTTGAATGGAGCAATTGATAATGCTGTTACAACCATTACTTTAGATAGTACAACAGGTTTTCCAACATCAGGGTCTGTTTTAATTGATTCTGAAATTATTGCTTATACAGGTGTTTCAGGAAATGATTTAACAGGGTGTACTAGGGGTTCTCAAAGCACAACTCCAGCATCTCATTTAGATCAAGCAGCAGTAACTGCTCTTACAGGGTGGGGAGAAGCATCCTTAGCAGCTGGAGCAGATATTGAACCTGGTAATTGGTCATTAGATAACTTTGGACAGATATTAATCGCAACTATTTTTAACGGCAGAACATTTACTTGGCAGCCAATACAAAATACACCAAATGCATTAACAACAAGAGCAACAATCATGTCAGGTGCACCAACTAAATCTATTATGACGATAGTGTCAGACCAAGATAGACATCTTATACATTTAGGAACAGAAACTACAATCGGTAATAATTCAACACAAGATAAAATGTTTATTCGTTTTTCCAATCAAGAAGATTTTAATACTTATGAGCCTACTTCTGTAAATACTGCTGGAACATTTAGACTAGATGATGGAACGGAAATACGATCAGCCATAAGAGGAAAAGATTTTATTTTAATTACCACGGATACAGCAGCTTATACTTTACAATTTGTTGGAGCTCCATTTACATTTAGTATTCGAAAGATTGGTTCAAACTGCGGATGTATTGGACCACATGCAATGCAATTTAAAGACGGTATTGTGTATTGGATGGATGACTCGGGTGGATTTAATTACTTTAATGGGACGGTTGATACTTTAGATTGTAGCGTAGAAGACTTTGTATTTACTACAAACAATCCAGGAGACCTTGGTTTAAATTATGGTGCAGGTAAATTAGTATATGCAGGTAATAATTGTTTATATGGTGAAGTAACTTGGTATTATCCATCAGCTGCTTCAGGTGTTATAAACCGATCTGTCACTTGGAACAAAGGTGAAAACTGTTGGTATACAATGTCTTTAGCAAGAACAACCGCAAACGATGCTCACTTATTTGATGTTCCTTATCAAACTTCTTTTAATCCTACGGGCACTCCTTCTTTTCCAACTATTCAAGGTGTGAGCAATATAAATGGATCCTCAACTTATTGGGCTCATGAAACAGGTACCGATCAAGTTGAAGGAGGTACTACAACAGCAATATTAGCTTATGTTGAATCTGGAGATTTTACCTTACATCAAGGTGGAGACGGAGAGTTGTTTACAAAAATTAGAAGATTTATTCCAGATTTTAAAAGGCTTGATGGTAATGCACAGATTACTATTCTATTAAAAGATTATCCTACGGATACTGCTGCGTCTTCTTCATTAGGGCCTTTTACTATTTCATCAAGCACTCAAAAGGTAGACACACGAGCTAGAGGTAGAGCCGCTGCATTGAAAATAGAAAATACATCAACTGGACAATCTTGGAGATACGGAACGTTTAGAGCAGATGTGCAACCTGACGGTATGAGATAATGGCTAAAATAAATGTAACACTTCCTATACCTAGTCCTGAGTACAATCCTAATAATCAACAACAAATTGTACAAACGATTGATCAATTGAAAAACCAGTTAAATTACACTTTTCAAGAAGAACTGAAACAAGAACTACAAAGATTCACTTGGTTTAATATGGGAGGACATTGCTAATGTCTGGATGTAATAATGTAAACGTAGAACCAACCGTAATTGGTGGTGGAGATGGCTCTAATGCTTATGATGCATTTGGAAGATTAAGAGTATCTAATCCATTTACTATTTTCGATAGTTCAAATGTAATGTCAAAGAACAATCTCTTTGATGAAGACTTGACGGGATCAGGAACAGTTTCATATACCGCAAATAAATCTACAGTTAATTTAAATGTAACTACAGCTAGTGGCGATAAAGTCATAAGACAATCTAAAAGAGTTATGTCTTATCAACCAGGTAAGTCATTATTTATATTTAATACATTTGTAATGAATGCACAAGAATCTGGATTAGAACAACGTGTTGGAACTTTTGATGCAAACAATGGAA